AGCGCGTATAAAGCGCCGGGCCGCCCGGCTCGCCGGCTCCGGACGAGCTGCCGCCGCCCCAACCGCCGCGCCCCTGAATGCGGCCGACAATGTGAACGATAATGGTTACGCCGGCCGGCCAGTTGCCAACCTCAAACGAGCGCAAGGCGATCGAGGTTGAGCCGACGAATACGCCGGCGTTGATGATTGCGACAACGGTTGTGCCGGGCGTTGCCGTGGGAAACATTTGATCGTGCGCCGCGCGCAAATTCAGATTGAAATTATTGGCGTCGATGATGATGTTGCGAATGCCGAGATCCTCGGGCGAGGCGGTATATAAAACTTCCTCGCTTTCGACCTGGATCATATCGGGGTTAGGCCGCAACCTTGTTATTTGCACGTTGACGGTTTCGTTGCCGCCGGTTTGATCCTGAAACGGCCAGGCTTGTACCTGGTAGCCTTTCGCCAGGGCGATTTCGCTCACAGTCGAGTCGCGCAAAAACGAAAAGCTAATTTTGCGCGGCGGATCCTTAAACCGCCCGATTAGAATGGTGCCGAGCCGATCGGCGATCGTGCGGCCGAGCTGTGGAATCCAGCGCGAGAATATTTCTTTAATCGCCGCCGATCCGTAATCGACCTCCGCTTGCAAATCGGAAATAATCGAGGCGCTCCGATAATTGGCCTTATCGGTTAGCGACGTTAGCGGGTTGATTTGCCCGAAATAGGTAACAACCTGGGATAATCGCTTGTCGGGTTGCTCGGAAATTTCAAGCGTGTCGACAATCATATTATCTTCGCTAAAAAAATAGTTGGTATAAATTAGCCCGCGCAAAACCAGTAAGCCGATTTTTTGGTTGCGATCGTCCCACCATAACGACAATCCGGCTTGCTCGATTAATTCCGAAACGAGATCCTTAACCGCCGTCGGTTGGGCAATGGTCCCGGTGTAAAGCCTATTCAAATGCGCGGCGATTTCCTGTGCCCAATCGGCGGCCGGAATATAGGCCAAAGGAATATCCGCATAATTTACCAGCAAATCCTTTATGATTAGGTCGGGCGATTGCGCCGAATATTTTAAAACCAACTGCACGCGATCCTGTGCCGAATGCGCCGCCGCTACCGTTCCTTCCTGGGCGCGCACGATCGTAAAAACGTCGCCGCTCCGAGTGAAAGAGCAGATTTCATTTCCGGCAATGGCAATCAATCCGCTCGCCGGATAGGTTGCGCCAATGCCTGCAGGCGCGGCCGTGAACGTTGTCGCGGCATTGGTCAGCGCGGCATTTAAATAGCCTTGGCTCGTTGTCGGCGCGAGCGCGCGATCGCCGTCGGCAAGTTTTAAAACGTCCTTTGCAATCAGTTTGAAAACGCCGTTATTGTCAGGCCCGGAAAAAGAATCAACAATATAATGCCGCGTTTCCATTTGCGACAAAGCTTGATCTATATTGCCGACAATCCAGCGCAACGGCCGGCCGCGAAGGTATGGTTGCCGCGCTGCAAACTTTCCCCAAAACGTGCCGCGGGTATAGGCGTCATAGGGTCGGCCGGCAAAATACTTATCAAAGCCGCTGCCGGTGTCGGAATGCCGGTGATCGTCGAACGAAACCGTTAGCGTTGCGCGCTGGCCTAGATCCTTGCCGAGCGAGATAACCGCCGGTTCGAACGCGATTGTTTTAATGCTCGGAATGCAATCAATCGTTTCGGGTAGATAGTTGGTCGGCACCGCAAAACGCAAGGTAACCGGCGCGTTGGTAAAATGCGGGCGATCCTGGCACGTTACGATCGAATTAAAACATTTGATCGGCCCGGTTGTCGGGATTGCCGCGGTGCAAGGCGCCACGCCGTAGCTCAAACTGCAATAATCAATATCAATTTCGATATATTGCAGGATTTTTTGCGACATTACACAATGCCGGTCATTTCCATTTGCATAGCAACCAGGCCATGCGGCGCCTCGTTAACCGGCACCGGGTCGTTGGTCATGTGAGCATAACCGATTTCATCCGGATAACTTTGCGGGCGCCAGGCAAAGAAAAACGGCCGCGCTTTGCTATCAATCAAAAACTCGGAAATGTTGTTGCGAAAATACGCCGGATCAATCAATGAAAGCGGAACCGTATCCTTCACAAATTCCTGCAAGACAATGCGCCCGAGAAAATGCCCGGCCTCGCTTCGCCCGTTTGTCACCTTGGCAATGCGCCCGTAATTGATCGGCGCAAATCCCTGGTAAAGTTTGCGCGGCAATACAAGTAACTTGCCGGCATAAACAACGGAAATTTGTGGAATCGCACCGGCGCCGGCGCCGAGGTTGACCGTGATGGTATCAAGGGCTTGCTCAGTAAACCGGAATAATGCCGGTTCGTTATTTGGCAAAATTGTCGGCCCGACCAGCTCCGTAAAGACTGGCGGGGTTGCCGTATCATAATAACCGATCGTGACAGGCGTCGCGGTCGTGCCGAGGTTGTGGCGCGCGATCGCAACGTAGTCCATTGCTTCCGTGCCGGTCGGTAATGAAACCGTGATTGAGTGCAAGCCGCCGATCGTCGTTCCCTTCCAGAACAAATGGGTTGCCGGGTTCGCCAGGTTGCCGGGCGGATAAAGCGGATCGCTCGAGCTCGCGCTAATGTTGAGGGCGGTCGCGACATTGCGCCAGCCGATTATCGGGTGATCCGGCCCAATACCGGCCGCCGCTTGCGCGGCAACCAAAACAAAATGCTTGGTAATAACAACGGGCATGGTTACGCCAGCTTAATTTTGAGGCCGTCGCCGATCGCCTCGTTTAGATTATCGACAAAATCCCGTAGAACGTCGCCGCGGTAATAGTCTTTTGCCTTTACGCCGGCGAGCGTGATCGTTCGCGCCGCGCCGCTCTCGCCGTATTTGTTTTGGTCGACGCGCACGGTTTCGCCGGGCGAGCCCATGAATTGCACCATGCGCGAGTCGATACCGCCCGAGCCGGGGATCCGCATGGCGCCGCCAGTTGCCATTGCCGGCGGTTTTTCCGCAACGATCTTGGCAACCGTCGCCATGCCCGACGCGACAACGCCGGCGGCGGCGATTTCGCCCCAGGGCGGCGGCAAGGTTGCAAGCGCCTTGGTTGCGCCGACGAGCGTATTAATGATTGCCTGGGAAATGCTAAACGCTTTGCCGATCAAAAACATTTCCTTATTGCCTTTGCCGAACGTCTTGAAAAATTCGGCAAAGCCTCCCATCGCGCCGGCGGCCGCGTTGCCATAGGCTTCAACCATTGAGGCCGCCGCTTTCATTGACGCAACCTTGGCCGCCTCGGCGTATTCCGGATGCTTTGCGAGCACGGCATTAACGTCGGTCAATTTTTGCCGGTAGAGCTCCCAGGGCGAGAGCGCGTCTTGCGCCATTTGCGCGCCGGCCAATCTGATCGCTGCATTCGCCGCGTCATTGCTAAGGGCGACAATTTGCGCGCGATAGGCCGCGGTGATCGGAATGCCGTTCGTCATTGCAATTTGAACGGCCTCGAGCTGCAATTTTAATTTTTCCTTGGCGCCGACTCCCATGCCGATCGCGAGCGCCTCGGCCTCATGGCCGGCGATAGATTTTTGCTGTGACTCGAGAAAACTTTGCAGCGCGTTTTTTGCGGCAAGCGTTGCGGTATTTACGCCGCCCATGCCACGCGCGACGCGCTCCAATAGCGCCGGCAAATTATCCAACGACTCAAAAGCGCCGGCCGTGCCGAGGCTTAACATTGATCGGCTAAATTCTTTCCACCGCTCGGTATTTTGCGCGATTGCCCGGTCCATTCCGGCCAGGGCGGCGGTAATGTCGCCGGCGGTGCCGGTTAGCGATTTCAGGAACACCCAAACCGAGCCAACGATCCGTCCGAAATTTTCGAACATGATCGAAACGGCCTGTAATTGATAGCCAAGGCCGACAAGCGCCTCGGCGAGCGCCTTGCTAAAATCCTGCAGCGCAGTGCCTTCCCTAACCGCACCGAGCATCATATCGGCGAATTTTTGAAACGCCGGCAACAATTCCGCGGCCAGGTGTATGCCGATCGCACTAAACGCAAGCCCGATTTTTTTTAGCGTATCGTTGAATTGCTCGGCCTTGGCGGCGGTGTCGGCGCTAATGACAATGCCGAGCTTTTTGGCTTCGTCCGTCATTGCCGCAATGCCGGATTTGCCGGCATTCAAAAGCGGAATTAGATCGGCGCCGGATTTGCCAAATATCCTTATCGCCATTGCGGTCTTTGCCGCGCCGTCCTCCATTGTGGCAAATTTTGCGGCAATGTCGCCAAACACAACCTCGGTGCTTTTGAGGTTGCCGGCCGAGTCCTTGGCCGAGATTCCCAACGCGGCAAAATTCTTTGCCGCCTCGCCGGCCGGATTAGCCGCCGACTCGAGCATTGCCTTGGACAGTTTGCCGAGCCCTTTGCCGAGGCTTTCAAAACTTACATCGGCCAGGTCGGCGGCGTATTTAAGCGCCGATAATTGTTCGACGGGTACGCCGAATTTTTGCGAGGCTTTATTGAGGTTGTCGGCCTCTTTGAGTGCACGGCCTACCGAGGCGGTGATCGCCGCCGCCGCCGCGCCGATCGCAACCGCCGCGGCATTGCCAAACGACACCGCGCCTTTGGCAAAACCGTTTAGTTCTTTGTTCGCGTTCTTTAGTGCGGTTTCAAAGGCGGCCGTATCGGCGCCCAAGACAACGCGGAGCGAACCTATGACCGTTCCAGCTGCCATTTAGTGATCCTTTGGGCGCACAATAACTTTGCCGCCCGTTGCGAGTACCCAGGCTTTGAGATCCGCAAGTTGCTTTTCCCAATGCACCGGCGCTTGCTTTTTTGCTTTTAGTTTGTCCAAACCTGGCAAGCGCGTTGCGCGCGTCAGCGCCGCAATATGCCAGGCTAGCCAGGCGCGGTCGTTATGCTCGAGCGTGCGGCGCTCGGCCGCCGCTTCATAGGTGAGGCGGATTGTTGCCGGCGTTTGGTCCCAAAACGACTCATGCGAATAGCCGAGAACGAGCCAATTTTTTATCAGTGTTTGCCAATCATAGGGCTCGCCTTCCTTATCGGTGTAGGGTTTGCGGCGCCGCTTTCGGCAACCTCCCCGAAAGCGGATTTAAGCGCCTCGGCAATAATTTCGCCGACGCGGCCCATGCCGAGCTCGTCAATCAAATCGCCGGCCTCATCCTCGGTTAGATGATGCTCGCGCAACAGGCCGGCGTGAAACACGATAAGCAAATCGGCAACGCCCCAATTATCTTCGCCGCGGTTGAAAAACTTGAAAATGCTTTGCTTCGTTTTGGCCTCGATCGCGGCTTGCGCGAACGTGCCGAGCTTGAACGTAAACGTTTTGCCCGAGGCTTCGAATGTCACCTCGCCTTTGTGCAAATTTCCCATTGCGTTTTCCTTATGGAATGGTGAGCGGTCCCGGTTCGCCGACGACCTTGAAGCGCGCCGCCGCGGCGCGCCGATCGCCAACCGTTGCGCCGGATTCGAGCGCAACCAGGAATGCGTCAAACGGATATATTGAGCCGTCCAGAAAAACGATCCGCCGCGATAGCGTTGCGCTTGTATCGAGCTCGGCCGCGAGCGCGATATATTGCGCGTTGGTAAAGTTCATTTCGACGGTTACCTCGCCGCCGTTCTTTAGGCCCGGTACTGACTCGCGCCACTCGCCCGGCTTACATTCGTGGCTCGCGTCGATTGCGTCGCGCGACAATGGCGGCAAGGTTATAGATACGGTTTCCGCAACCGTGATCCATTCCGCGCCGCTATCCGTCTGGAACGCGGCGCCGTAGCCGAGCGTCGCCTCGGTCATGGCGGAACGGTGATGGTCGTGGATCCTGAAACGGTCAACGTAACCGTAACCGTCATGCGATCGTCGGTCGGCGAGCTCGGTTCATAGCCCGTAACGGAAGCGAGGAATTCCCAGGTTACGAGATTTGGGAATGTCACTTTGACCTGTTGATTAGTCCCGGCCGCCTTGAGCGAGGTCAATAGCGTGTCGGAGTCCGAGCCGGGGATAAAGTTCATTTCGAACGAGCATTCGCCGGGACTAATCAGGCCGGGGATAAACTCGCGCGTGCGGTTGGGCGAGGCGTTATGCGTTGCCTCTACCTGGTCGACTTGCTGGTTGGGCGGCGTGACCGAATAGACTTCGGCCAGGTCAACGAAAACGCCGGGCGTGGCGCCGTCGTGGATCGCCACAAGCGTACCGTAGCCGATCATGGCCTCGGTCGGGGTCGCGGTTAGCGGGGTTGGGGTCGGGTCGGACATTTGGTTTTGCCTCCTATGTGCCGCCTAGGGTTAGGCGGATTTCGCCAGGTCGCGCGCGGCCTTGCGCGCCAGGCGCGCCGCGGCCTTTTCGATTTCGGTTTTCAATTCGAGTTTGATGAGCTCGAGCGCCTCGGCGCTATGGCCGTCCCAGGCCGGCCGCATGTAGGCATGTGGGCGGTGTTTAACCGTGCCGAATTCCTGCATCCCGGCATAACGCGAGCGGCCTGGCCCAATGACAATAACCGCCGAGGTTATGCCGGAATCATCGGCGCCGGCATTGGCGGCGGCGGCCGCCTCGCCGGCCTCCTGGCGCGTGGCGCCGCCGGCCATTGCCTCGGCAAACGCGCGCTTTCCGGCAGCGCCGGCGGTAAACTTTATTTTCGATACGCCGATACTTCGCCGGAGCCGGCCGGTTCGAAACGGCGCAAAAATCTTAGCCGCCATAACGATCGGTAGCGCCGCGGTCTGCAGCGCGCGCCGCAAGCAATTTTTGGCGGTCGCCTTCGGCAATTCCTCGAGCGCCGCCTCGAGCTCCTTAAAGCCTTCGACTCTGACGACGGTTCTAGCCATTGCGTTCCTTGTACCAAACAACGTAATCGCGGCTTACGCGATAAAACTCGAGCGCGTCGTCGTAATCCTCGCGACCATTATCGAAAAAGATTCCCTCGACATTCACAACGCCGTCGGGCGGCGCGTATGCGATCGCGCCGGCAAACCCGCCGAGCCGCTCCTTAACGGCATCGGCGAGCAAGGTTGCCTCATCAACCAATTGCGACACCGAGTCGAATTGGAAGCGCGTCGCCATCAACGCGCTTGGCGCGCTGTTGTGATAGCTCTCGGTTTCGGAAATGCGGTTATAAATCACGCTCGCCGCCCGTATGCCTTGCGGCAATTGCACCGGATAAAGCCGGTTGCCAATGATCGCGGTTACGGCCGGATCCGCCAACAGGTAGGCGCGCAATCCTGGCCGCGGGTCAACTAGCATCGGGTTTGCACCATGCGATTATTCGCAAGCCCTCGCGCCGGCCGATTTCGCTAACCGCGATAATATTGAAAATTTGCGTCGCGCCCGGTTGCGCCGGCGCGGTGACGGCCGGGTAAATAACGCGATCCTTTGGCGTCAGGCCGGCAATTGCGCCGGCGTACCGAACGCGGAATTCAACCTGGTCGCTCGCCATGACTTGCTGATTGCCGGCAACCTCGATCGGATCGCGCCGGCGCTCGAGCGAGGCCGGGCGCCGCGTCGCCAGATTAACCCAGGTCGTAACCGGCGCGCCCGAGGGCGATTGCGTTTGTTGCGCGCGCTGTATGTCAATAAACCGATCGAGCTTGCCGGCGTACATCGCTAAACCCGCGGAACCCAGAACGTTGCATCAATGCGTAGATCGGGCTCGGTATAACCGCGGCCGCCGATCACAAAAATTTCGCGGTGCTCGTACAAGTGCGCG